AATTGGATTTGGCTTTACCAGCACACCAAAGAATTGTGTCGTCAATTCAAGATACGGTTTGGTAAAATACATTTCGCTCAAAACCAATTAGCCCATCTAAAAAGAACATTAGTGTGGTCGGACTACCTACTTGACTTGGGTAAAAGAACACCGTTTGCTCGTTGTCTCAATCAGTCACAAGGTCGCAACCTTGACCTGTTGGACACCGATAAGTACACAGATGTTCAAGCGTACCGAACCTTTTATATCCGAGAGAAGAGAGGCTTTGCTACTTGGGACAAGGGAGTACCCACACCGTCATGGTGGCCCCAATTGGAGGAATTGCTATGAGAAATATGTGGGACAGTTTCAACAGGTGGAGAGGTGTACGACCTGTGCGTAAATTAAAGCAAAAAGAAATCCTTAACTATCTTAAAGAGCAATTCTTTGACTCCTACGAGGGCGAATGGGAAGAGTTACTTCAAGAGGCGCACCTTCACCTATACCCCGATTATGACCCGCATGAAGATGTACCCGCATCACCGTTGTTGATGTTCGCTTGGAGGTGAAATGATGGCGAGAAAAAAACCAAAGAATTTAACCTTAAAAAAAAGAATCATCAAGATTCTCAAGGATAGCGATAGAGTCATTTCGGCCAATGAAATGATAACCCTTCTCATCGGCAGTGGACTTCATCAAATGTTCATCCCTTGTTCGTCAAACTCCCTTGCTCAAATCCTAAGAGCAACGAAAGGAATCTCTAAGTCCGACGAAGTTTGGACTTCGGAGATGGGGAACAATTATGTTTCAGCCGGATATTACCTTGAAAGTGAGGAAGCCTTCAATGCGTGGGTGGAATCAAAAATGGTGAATTGATTGCGAATTGGCTCTTGGTTATTTTGTCGCCCTACTGATTTGAAGGTGACTTATTATTATCCTTATTCTAAAAAAGGAAAGAACCATGTCTTTCAGCCGTACTTCGGTTTGGAAACACCAAGCGGTCATGTCGTAGTACACGGCAAACGCTCCCTGTGGTCATTGTTTGATTCTCTCTTCCCCGACAACCCATTACCACGCAACGCCGTTAATGATGACCTCAAAGACCCTATGGTTGGTAGGGAAGTTATCAACGGTCTTCTCAACGATTCGGAAGCATGGCCTCACCTACGACTCCAAGTTAGAACCGGCGATTGGAAAGACCATACCGGAAAACCGACTAAAGGTACATTTGTTTTATCGGCATCACCATCCGCTTCCGATTATGATATTACCCCAAATTTACTTTTGCTTGAGAAAACGACAAGTACTTCGTACACTATCCCAATTACTATTCACACAAAAACAAAACTAAGAACCATACCATCGGTAGTCATCCCACTTGAAAGGGACTCCGATTTCAAAGTCATAGTGACTGATTCAATCGGTGGAAACCACCTTATCTTTTCCATAATAGAAAAGTTAGGTTCCGCTTTCCGACCACAAAGAATGCAAAAGTTTCCGGCATCCGGCATCCAAGACCTCTCATCAAACATTAAATCAAGGCTTGAATATCTTGAATCACTATGGGGCGAGAGAATACTTTTCCCCGAAATGTCTCCACTTGATGCGGGGATGAGATTTTACGAGAGGGACGATTTAGAGTTTCGTCGCTTCCAATCACTGAATTGTTTTTCTTCCTTACCTACCCCACAAAAAGAATAAATCGCTGTACCACAAGCCTAATTTCTAATTCTTTCAATGTTTCAAAGGTATTTCAGTAAAGGCTTTCTATTATCTATACTACTACTTCTTCTTACAACCCTATGAAACAATAAAAGAATTAGTACTTCGGTCACTCCGTGATGCGTTTATTTCTTTTTGTCGTCATGGAATTAACTGAAACAATTCCTTTATAGCCCTACAACCATAGGACAAGATATGGGAAGTAACACGACAGGAGCAAGAATGCTTGAACGAATATGGTTCTTCGTTGAACAAACGGGTGGACAAATGCGTACTGATAAAATTCATCAACACTATACGAATACCTACGACGACACACCTCGCTTGGCTGACATGACGCAACGCCTATTGAAGTCCGGTTTGTTCAAGCGTGTAGGGTGGGAGAACACAAAGACCGGAGATTTCACAGAAACTTCTTTGGGAATTAAGGACTTGGTACGAAGTGGTGTACCCAATTCAAACCTTGTGTGTGTCGTCCAATCAAAAAGAATTGAAGAAATTATTGGGTCATACATCAGTAAAAAATCAACACTTCGCAAATTATCCCGCCAACCTGCGTTTGTCAAAGTGGCGGTCAAGGAAGCATTGGAGATGGTACAGTGACATTTACACAAACAGGTTCAGTGGATTTCTATTGGAATGGGCCTACACATAACTTTAATCCTAAAAATGTTCTCGTCTATGTTGAAGGCGAATATGGTTTCATTCCTCTTATCGTTGGTAAAGCACTTGAGGGAGAAAAGAAACCCTACATTGAAATCATGTCCGAAAAACAATCGGTTGAGGCTTTCAATCAAATGCCCAACATAATGAATCCGTCATGGACAATCACGCAATTGAACCGTGATACCGTTTCCGTCGCAATCAGCAATTGGTGGCCGATGGAAATTGACTTGGCTTCCAATCCCGATATGTGGTCAAAAGCCTACCCTATGCTTCGTGATATTATTCTTTTCTTAAAAGAACATGGCGCACAATCGCTGACATTCTTTACTTGCATGAACAATCAAGAAGCAGATGAAGAAGCGGAATTGCTTGTGTACGATATGCACAACGACTTCCGCCCGACACAAGATTTGATTCTCGCTCCGCCCGCTTGGATTATGCCTTTCGTTGGTCATCGTTTGGGCCTCCGATGTAGTGTTGTCGCTACCACCCAAGATGAAGGGCTATTCGTGGACGATAAAGCCCTCTCCCTCGCAAAGGATTACTTCTTGGCTATCGGTTTATCATGGGATGAGAAGAAGGCCGAGAACACCCGCACAACGCTAAAAAACATGGAGGTTGATTTGACCTCCCGACGCTTCTTGTTGGGTGATGATGACGAAGAAGGAGGGTGGCTCGCTTGACAAAGATTATTGACAGACTTATTTCTTTCGCAAAAGCAAATCATTATGTTGATGTTGAAGATAAAATACCAATCTTTGCTTGTTCCATCGGGGCGCACATCTTTAACGCTATCAACAAATGTAGCCGATGTGATTTTGACCCACTACACAACGCCGATTTCAATATCCCCAACTGTCCACTCCGACATAACTTCCCACCCATCTACACGCCAATGTCACAATTGGCTGATACGAGAGTACACATTCTAATGCGTGGAGAAAAGGGTTCCGGTAAAAGTATGTTAATCAATATGTTCCTCTCCGAAGGCACAGGTATTCTTTACAGTCCAACGGCGTTCAACGAAGGCAACGGGTTTCGTACCATGCTCGGCCCAAACTCCATCACCGAAGCCGGTATGTTCGGCTCTGTTGATGAAGAAGGTAACATCATGGGTCGCCCTCTCGCTCGTGATATGTGCGGAGGATTTCTTGGCTTTGAGGAATCATCCTCACTCACCGATGCAAACAAGAAAGACCACAGTACAGATATGAAAAACCAATTGCTCACTTCCCTTGACAACGGACGCGTACAGAAAGCCATGCGAAGTGGATGGGTACAGTACAATACCCGTTATACTATGTGGGGCGGTACTCAACCTTCCCGTCTTGAAATGGAATCCGGTCTTGACCGTCGCCTGTTTATTATTGACATTGAAATGTCCCTTGAGAAAGAAGCACTTTACAAGGAGGCGCAACACAAACAGTCCAACATGACTCGTGAAGAAAGAGCCATACTCGCAAGCGAGGTAATCAACATTCGTTCTTGGATTAACACACGGATGCTTGAAGCAATCTTTGACCCTCCAAGCGGTGTGCAATTCTCCGATGAATTGGGTGCGTGGCTCTCCCGTCCCGACCTTCGTTCTTTTGAGGTTGATTTATTTCGTCGCCTCGCCATCGGGTACGCTATGCTTACCGACGAATGGGTAGGTAATACAGTCCTAAAAATAACTCTTGATGAGAAACTACTTGGTCTTCTTGAATCCGCTTTGATGATGCGTCGTTCCGTCATGGACTCCGACGCTCGGCTCATCAAGGAAGCGTTTTGGATGCAAGACATAACCAAGTCCACCTTGCTAAAGGAGATTGCTCGTATCATTACTGCCGGAGATTACACGGCGGCAAAGAGATGGATTGATGATAACCTCGTCGGTCAATCGTGGTATTGTGAATATACTCCTAAAAGTAAGGGTCGTGGTCGTAAAGGTGTTATGTGCCGAATCGGAACCTTAACAGACCCAAGCCAAGTGAAACAAAAGTGGGGTGAATCCGATGAAGAAACAAATGGTTGATTTATTTTGTGGTGCGGGAGCAGTCACGGAAGGGGCTTTGCGAGCAGGTTTTGAGGTCGTTCTTGCTATGGACAAGTGGCCCGAAGCAATACAAACATACCGAATAAACCACCCCGAAATAGAAACCTATTGTTTTGATTTGGACACATCGCCATTCATTGTGGCTCAAATGATTACTCCGTACCTTGACCCCGACGCTCACTTTCACCTTCATGGCTCTCCGCCATGTCAAGCACTATCAAACGCTTCATGGAACACTAATCCCGAAAACGGCCTCCGTATGGTCGTTTGGTTTTACGAATTGGTTGCTATCTTGAAACCCGATTCATTTTCATTAGAGAGTGTTTTTGGGATAAGACCTTTCTTGGAAGATAACAATAAGCGGTATAGTTTTGTGAACAGTGCTGACTACGGAGTACCCCAAAGAAGGAGAAGAATATTTGCGGGGGAAGGTTGGATGCTTCATCCTACTCACACGGGGCGTTGGGTTTCAACGGCTGACGCACTACCTCACCATGAAGACAAAGACTTCATTCCCGTTGAGAGTATGAAGCAACGATGGAAGATGACGATAAATGACCCCTACCCAACAATAACAACAGAAATCCGAAGCCAAATAAAAGTCGGTGGCGAAACATTATCTCACAAGGATTTAGTCACACTTCAAGGGTGGGAAAGTTTCATTTGGGGTAAAGATACTAATTTTTCTGACCTTGATGTTATGATTGGGAATATGGTCAATCCTCCCATCATTGAGAATATGCTAAACAATTTAGTACCAACAGACCACGAGTGGGTGTAAATATGAGAACAAAGAATGAAATTGAACAAAGGCTTGCCGGAGAAATGAACGCACTGACTATTGAAACCCTGCGGTGGGTGCTTGACACGCCAAACTGCCCCATGTGCGGAATCAGTACGAGAAAACAAATTGAGGTGGAAGTACATATGGGTGAAGTTAGTACGGCATATTTAGAGGAAAAGTATTCTTGGCCGGTCGGTACAGTGATGACTCACATGGATGACCATGTGGACTACGACCCCGAAGAAGCGAAACATATGGAATCCATGCGATACGAGAGTATAAACACACTTGATGCGGCACAGGACATTGTTAGCCGTCTTCTCGGATGGCTTGATGAATTGGAGGCCGTGAAGGATAGCGGCGGAGGTATTACCTCGGAATGGGTAACTGATGCGGCTAAACTTGTTGCACAGGCGAACACTTCCCTTCGTCTTGTCGGACAATTGAAGAAAGAAATAGGTGTTGATTCACAATTGCTTTTAGCACAAAAGCAAATGGATGGAGTCATGGGTGTGCTTGTAAATACTCTCCGTGACCAACCACAAATACTTGATATGATAGAATTACAGGTGGCCGCATTGAAACCTCCGACCCATGTTCAAGATGTTGATTTTGAGGTGATGGATTGAGGAAGTGGAGAAGTGGCTCGGCCAAAACATTCTACGCTCGCCCGATTAAAAAAATAGAGTACCCAATACTCATCAAGGCTATGATTGAAGACGGACTCCATGCAGAAATTACTGATAAGGGAATAGTATGGTATTACGGTGATTACCAAATACACACTAAGTCTGTGCGAAAGGTTTGGGGTTTAAGCATTCACCAATTCCGAAGTTTCCAAAGTCACATTTTTGAAAAGAATCCGTTTGGTGGTTACTATGAAGGGAATAATTATCTTAACGAGTGACGAGCGAGCATACCGTCAAGGTGCAGTCATTGAGACAGGTGCTTTCAGTCATCCCCCGACGAGGGAAGACATAACCTACATCGTGCATTTGCGTAAAGTTACCGAAAAGGAAATCAAACGATGGATTGACATTGTGGGCTACCGACTTGTCATCGTGATTGACAAACTACCAACTCTCTCAAGTGCAATTAAGGAAGAAATAATAATTGACAAATCTCTACTTGTCGGTAAACCAAATCACAAAAAGCAAATTGATGCGTTGTTCCGGTGGACGGACAGGCAACGAGTACACAATGCTTTCAAAGGAATACCAATACCTCTTGCTGTATCATTTTTACGGGAAAACAAAAGGGATGATATGCACCTATGGCGATTGCTTGCTGATGTGCAGTACACACTCCCGACAGAATATGCGGAAGCCGTGATGGTGTACTCTATCAAGCCTTCAAGAGTCACCGTCAAGTGGCCCAAGAAGAAGGCCAAGCAGGATGAGCGACCAACCATCTTCCGAGAGTCCGATGTGTATTGGAAGGAAATAATCACCGCCGACAAGAAGGTTCGCAATACCGTTAGGTCGGAAAACATTGAAAGGCTTCCTAAGTCCGTCAAGAAACGGAAAGAGAAGGTTTTGGAATGGTTTTGACTTATGGGGATATTTCTTTTATTTTAACAGTACTATTCACTTATGGTTGCTACGCCTACACCAAGCACCATCACCGAGTTACCCGATGGAAAATTCAACAAATAGAGAACGGTAATTACGAAGGCTCACCTACCTACGAAGGACAGACCATGCCGCACGACATGAACGCTCTCATGTGGTATGACCTATAATTATTCGGTACGCTTAAATTAAGTGTAAAGGTAAGGCTAAACATGAGCGCAACGAACAGTCGGATTCGGCGCGCTATCCTTGACCTTCTGTGGGAACATGGGCCGATGACCAAAGAAGAGGTTGCCGCTTGTCTTGGGCAACATCGTGGTGTCGCACATATTCCTTCCCCCCATTCCCTATCGGCTCTATTGTGCAAGTCCCACTCAATTATTGTTATCGGAAAAAAAGAAGTGCAGAATATCGTCGGGGCAAAATCTAAACACGCACTTTACGACATTGACCGAGAGGTTGTTTTACACAAGTCCGAAATCAAATACATTAGGGAGCCTTCAACGATGACTCCGAAAGAGAAATCCGCCTCTCGCAAATGTGAATGTGGTCGCACACGCATTTTTCCAATCAACACTGACGAATGTTTGTCATGCTCCCGAACAGGCGTTTAGTCGCTACCGGAACCTTTATAAGCCCTGCCGCCTATTGGTATATAGAGGCAGAGAAAGATGCGAGCGAAAACAGTACCCCATGTTGAATATGAAGTTTTGAAGGAAGTGTTGAATAACATTCCTTTGGAAGACCTACACGATGCTATGGTGGCTGACGAAACAAGTGAGAAGCGATTTAGTACGGGCGCAGGTAATGTAGCCAAACTCATTCGCAACCTCATGGTTCGTCGCCAACACCGCTTGCCTCACGACCACGCCGAATACAAAGCAAAGGAGGAATGAAGAATGATTGACACAGACAAATACGAAGGGCATACAGAAGCACCTTGGACATTATACCATAGAGCAGGTGGTAAACCTACGATTGCGGGTAAATTAAGTGAAGTGGATTGGAAACTCATAGCAGACGCACCACTTNTCTTNGCAGAAGTCANGCGGTTGCGTGAAGAGAAAACTTTCCTATGGGAAACTTATCTCAAAGAAAGCGCAGAAGTCAAGCGGTTGCGTGAAGCGATTCAGCAAATCATAGAATATAACGAGGGTGTTGATGTTGACATGTTCGGTTCACAAGTATCGGACAAATTGAAGGAGATGATTGAATGATTGACACAGACAAATACGAAGGACACACACCTGCTGATGATTGGGAAAGTCATTTGATAGATGCTCTATTTGAAACGGAGTTTCCAATGACTTATGCAGACAACCAACTAATGACAGACGCACCAAAACTTCTCGCAGAAGTCAAGCGGTTGCGAAAAGGAATTAAAGAAGTGATTCAACACTTGACTTATCCTGCTAAATATGATAAAGAAGTACAAGAACAGACTGATAAACTAAAGGAGATGATTGAATGACTGTAAAGAGAAGTCCATACCGTGTCGGACAGAAATTGTCCGTTGAACAATTCAAAGCGCAATCCCCACGATTCAACCACAAAGCCTTCCCAACAGGCACAGGTGGTTTTGTCGTAAAAGAAATCAACAAGACCAACCACGCAAGCGGCGGATATTTGTTTACCGCCGAGTCGGTTCGTAATGTTGATGGGCAACGGTTGAAGGCTTCGTGGATGGTGACATTCCCATCCTTCCGCCGAAGTACCGTCAAGACCGCTTACTACACATCACTTCGTTTTTGGACAGGTGATGGTTTCACGGAGAGCCAAGAGGAAAAGCCCTTTAAGCCCTCAATCGGAGCAACAATCAGCGAGCAACGAAAACTTGTGGACAGTGACGAGCGACAACATAAGATGGTACTTGCAGACTTTTTGGAGGAATGAATATGGATTTTGAAAATTTTACATCAATGCTTGATGACCTCAAGTATCTTAACCGACTTAACCGCCATGAATTTTGCGAGTTATTATTCCCCCAAACCGAACAATACTACCAAGACGATAAGTGGGATTCTTGGGTGGACAACCCACTTCATTTCCTATGGGGTTGTTCTTACGATAAATTAGAAATCCTAATTGACTACATCAATGAATGCAAAGGTGAATAAAATGAAGAGAATAGCAATCACTTGTAAATCGTGTGGACGGAATGACTTCAAAGCCGACCTTCGTATGTACGCTACCAAGAGAAATGAAATGGCTTTGACCTGTAATTATTGTGGTATCTCTTTGAAGTTTAGGGTAGGTGATGAGAAGTGAATAGAATCTCTCGTTACTTTACAGAAAAAGTATTGCGTCAAAAGGGATTGAAAATGTGTTCTCTCTGTGATGAAGAAGTGATTTCAACACAAGAACATTCGTGCATCTATTGTGAAATGTCGGCCAAGTGGGGTGTTGTTTGATGGCTGAACCACCACATCTAATGTGTCCCGAATGCGGCAAGTACAATTGGTTAGTACAACCAATGCCTAACAGTTACAGAGTTTACTGTAATTGTTCCGACTGTAATTTCCGAATACTCTTGAAACCGGAGGTGACGGTATGAATGAAAAATGTGAATGCACGATGGGTTTCATGAGGCACGAAATAATTAACAACAAGTGTGTTGATTGCTTCAAGCCTATATTTGAGAGCGTGGAGGTGACAGCGTGAAGGAAGAAGAGGATTTTTATGTTGAATGTATAGCATGTGGTTGGATTGTACTGTCCCGTCAATCATGTGATTGTGTGGAGGTGACAGCGTGATTTGGGCTAATGAATACAGACCTACTTCCCTTAACGCCATCGTGGGACAGGATGCCCTCGTTGCCGAGTTAATGCAGGTCGTCGTCGGTGAAATGCCGATGCAACACTACATCTTCTATTCCCCCGAAGCCGGTACGGGAAAAACTTCTGTTGCTAATGCTCTTGCTTCCGACTTGGACTATCAATTGGTTGTGTTCAATGCTTCATCCAAGCGAGAGCGAGGAATTGAATTTGTTGAAGATACAATCATTCCCATGACCCGAAGTGGTATTAAGGAAAGAATCTTTTTGCTTGATGAGGCCGACCAATTGACCGATGCCGCACAGTCGGCACTGAAAGGTGTTATTGAAAACGCCAACGGTTACTTTATCCTTACTTGTAATCGCCTACCAAAGGTTTCTCGTTGGCTCCAATCACGGTGTCAAGTACGAACCTTCAATCCTATTCCTCATGATGACATGGTAAACCAATTGACAAAGATAGCCGTTGATAACACCCCCGACATTTCCAAAGCATCAGTTAATGTTATCGCAAAAGCACATCAAGGTGATTTGCGAAACGCCATAGGTGCTTTGCAGACTTACTGTAACATGAAAGGTCGGGATGCTGAAATGTTCCTTGACTCTCTCACCGCACCAAACATTGATTTCAAAAGATTCTTGCGACTTTGTTTCGTTGAGAAGTCCTACGAAGACGCGGTCAATATTTTCAAAGGAGAAGTCCGTCACCAAGTCCGTGACTGCTTTTCTTTTGCCGTAAAAGGAAGTGCGAATACTGATTCCAAGATGAAAGTTATTGAAGCCGCAATCACGGCTGAAAGAGACTTACTGAATGGTGTTGATGAAGAAGTGGTACGCCATAACTTCATCCGAATGTTGGTCGGAGGGAGCCAACAATAACCTTTATAACCCCTCAAAAACAGGACAAAATACACAGGAAGTGATACAATGGTAGCATACGAAGACATGTTGAAGAAAGTGGCCGCACAGGTCAAAGCAGACGAAAGCGCACTTGCGGCAAAGGCCGACTTGGTACTCTCACAAGAGGGTGCTGGTTGGGAAGCCGCCGGTAAGAATGAAGAACAACGAAAGACACTTGCCCTCCGTGTGGCGGCTCGTCAATTGGTTGCTGAAAAGGCTAAACTATCCCGAAGCGGTGCTACGGCATACGAGGGAATGTTTGTCAATGTGCCTCGTGAAAAGGATTGGGCTAAGATGGCTTACAATAAGATGAAGAAGACTCTATCCGCTATGCCGGACATGGAGGCTCGTCTTTCTCTTGTCTCTCAAGGTGCAGTCGTTCTTTACGAGAACAACCATGACGGTACTTACACCCGTCACGCCAACCCATCTTTGCTCAACCGTCAATCGTTTGAAGAAGGTGTCTCATCCACAGAAATTTCATCAGTCCCACCACGACACATTGAATTGGATGCAAACACACTCTTCTCTTTAATTTGGGATAAAGATAATATGCACTTCGCCAACGGAAATGACAATTTCAAGTACGGTTCAAACCGCCCGCTTGAAGAACCCGACCGTTCTTGTTTATTCATGGGTCGTAAGGCCGGTTCAAATGATGAACCTTCCCTACACTCATTCCGCTTCAACGGTGCTTTGGCTAAAGAGTCATGGCCTACCTTCGTCACCGGAACCATCGGTATGAAGCCCGCTAACCGTGAAGGAATGGCTTACGGTACGAAGGTCACGGCCTTCTCCGCCGACGCTAACTTGTCCGGTATTTTCTCCGGCCCACCTCTCGCTATGAGTGATGACGGCCCAAGCGGTATCGTTGCTGATTGGCTCGGTGCTACCTTGCTCCCCTCCCTCTCCGAATGTCACACCGCATATGCGGCTCTTGGTGACAAAGAGAAGTGGGACACCGTTTTCGGTACTGTCGTTGAAGTGGTTCACATTGACCCACGAGACAAGGGCGGTTTCGTTATCACTCTTGGGGACACGGATATTATGTCCGACGCTCCACCCATTGAATTGTATGTTTCCGCTAAAGAAGAAGGTGAAGTGGATTTCGGCGTTGGTTCGGAATTGCTCGTCATCGGCTCTCCGTGGATGACTCGTGATGGTGAGGCTCGCTTCATGTCATCCGCTTGGTGGTGCATGAACGGTATTGAAACTCTATCCGACATTCCTTCGGAAGAAGGCGACGGATGGGATGCTTGATTCTTTAGGGGGAATACTATTTGGAAGACAATGTAATTCACGGTAAGAATGCAAGGGAGGCGTTGCTAAATGCAATCACCCTCGTTGGTAATTCTGTCATAGGTACTCTTGGCCCTAATGCAAGAACAGTCCTTGTTCAACATGAAGGTCATCCTCCATCCGTTCTCAACGATGGTGTCAAAATTGTATCTTCTATCCGTTCATCCGACCCTGCCGTTCAAGTGGGAATTGAATTGTTTAGACAAGTCGCTCTTGAGGCACAACAGGCTTCGGGCGACGGGACGACGACCGCCACACTTATTGCTCAATCACTGTGCAAGCATTACTTCAATTCCGAAAACCCTGTAACTGATGCCGAAGATTTGAAAAACCTTTTAAGAAGTGCCGTTGAAGAATTGGAACAGTTATCAACCCCTATTGATATGGACGACGAAGAATTGGTTCAGTTAGAAGCGGTGGCTACAATCGCCGCTAACAACGACAAGGAATTGGGTGTACTCATAACCGATATGTTCCAAACAATCGGTGCTGATGGCCTCGTCAATCTTAAGGTTGGTTCGGAAGAGTATTGTTATTGGGAAAGTGTTTCGGGAAGTGAAATACCCTCGTCTTATGTTTCTCCTATGATGTGTAATACAAACAAGAGAACATTTGAACAGGACAACCCACTTTTTATTATCACAAAAGAAGTTATTGAAGACTTTGATGACTTGACACCTGCTCTTGAGGTAGCCATTGAAAACGGTCGCCCTCTTGTTATTATTTGTCAAGACATAAAGGGCGTTGCTCTATCTAATTTAATCGCAAATGTAGTGGGTGGTGTTGTGAATGCTTGTGCAATCCGCATCCCTCGCAACGACTCCGATGAATGGTTTGAGGATTTGAACGCTCTTGTCGGTGGTAAGATTTTCTTCTCAAGTGAGAAGGGAACGGGTATCGCTAACGCCGTTGCCGGTGAAGGACAATTCGGTTCGGCTGAACGCATCGTCGTCGGTCAAGACACAACAGTTATTGTTGCGGGAAAGAAAAGTGACGAATTAAAAAGTCACCTTGTCGGATTGAAAGAACAGGCTGAATCGGCCACTCATCCATTTTTACAGGAAAAGTTATTGACCCGTCATGCTCGTTTGGATAGCAACATGGCTTCAATTTACATCGGTGGTTTCTCCGAAGCGGAAATCCGTGAAACACGAGAACGGGTTGATGATGCGGTGAACGCAACACGCCTCGCCATCAAAAACGGCGTACTCGTTGGCGGTGGATGGTCACTACACCATGTCGCACAAATGTTCCCTTATGACGAATCCTTTAGGCAAGCATTAGAAACACCGATGCACACACTTCACGGGAACGGAAGGGGCTTCTCCCCAAACGGTATGGGTTGGGAAGAGTATTACCTCAATACTAAAACGGCAGAATTGGAAAAAGTGGCTAACGCTACCGTTCTTGACCCGACAAGTGTTGTTATCAATTCCTTAAAGGCGGCGGTGTCAATCGCTCGCCTCATGCTGATGACAGACACAATCATTCTAACAGGGGAATAAGAACCCTTATAAGGCTACAACAGGAGACAATAATATGAGCAATTGGGGAAAGACCACAACAGAAGCGAGCGTCAAGAAGACGGGATTTGACAAGGAATACTACATGAAGCAGTTTGCGAACAACACGGCACAGTCCGTACCTGTTCGTATGGCTCTCGTGGCTAAAGAGAATTGCGCCAAGACAGGTCTTGCGATTTCCATTTGCCGACAAGTTAAACCTACGGGAAAAATATATGTCTTTGATGTTGATAACTCCGCAAAGGCTACCATTGAAGCGGCTTACCCCGATGATAAAGAAATCATCGTACTCCCTCTCCTTGATGAAAGGGATGACTCAATCTTCAACGATGACTCAAGCGTGAATTATGCGGCCCTCGTGGACAAGATGAATTTCTATGTCAATATCGTGGCTGATGTTTCTAAGGATGAAGAGGTTGCCGGTATCGTCTTTGACGGTGGCTCAACCTTCCTCAAGTGGTGTGAGTTTGCTATGACTGATGTATTGCTTCGTCGTGGTGTTATCAAAGAAGAAGGTGACGGGTTCTCACAGAAAGAGTGGCGTACTCGTAATCAATTGAACCGTGGGGTTCTAACTCGCCTACACGGACTTCCCGTACCATGCGTCTTCTTTACTTTTCACCTAAAAGATGTTAGCAATTATGTGGACAATGGTTCCGGTGGTAAAGTCTTGATGAAGATTGGAGAACGCCCCGAATGGGACAAGGGTACTATGCGCTTGTTCTCCCAACAGATTTTCCTATCACGCTACATGAAGAAGGCCGATGCCGCCGCTGGTGTCAAGGCTGACCCTACGCTCAAGAATACTGATGATTGGGTCGTCAAGGGGATGATTGAAGAAATCAAGGGTAAGTATATGGAAAGAGTCGGGGAAACTCACACTGTCCTATCTATCATTAAGGGCGAAGTAAAGTGGAACGGGCTACCGTTCTTGACATGGGGATGATTAGATGGGTATTTACACAGGACACAACCCTTCATCCCAAGATGACATAGACAACATGACCGACGCTGAATTGGCTGACCACTTCGGAGTACCCGAAGCGGTTCAAGAGGATGCAGAATGGTGTTGTGATTGCTTCCCTCGCCTTGCGAAACTTGTTCTTGACTTACAATCTCGTATCGCTGACCTTGAAACAGTCATTGATGAAATCCCCAACATGGGAGCGTTGTTCGGTGCAGTACAAGAATTGCAGGAACAATACGACGCACCCGCTAACACATTCACACACTACATTGGAGGCTCAAGAGTATGAAGGTAAAAATAAGTAACACCGAATTGAAAAGGATGCTCAACATCAGTAAGCGCAAGCAAACGGTGAATGGTAAGCAACAGGCACAGGTTGAATCGTGCGTCTTACTCGTTGATTTGCATGACGCTCGTATCACGAGTCTTACCCGTGATTTGACGGGACTTACCGGCGTTGTCGCACAGTGCGAGTCCGATAAATCATTCCTAATACCAATCCCCGACATTGATAGGGTTCTCGGAGTTATCGCTTTACACGGCGAGGTTCTAACCATTAGTTATGGCGACAACAAATTGTTGTTCAAGTCGGCAGGGAAGAGAACAACCCTTGACGCATCCCTTGACGCAAAGGCTTTCACTCACACCCAAGAAACAATATCCGAGTTTTACGACAAGTCAATGAGTCTTGCCGTAAAAGTAGATGCTGAGAACGGTATCTATCGTGGGAATGACGGAAACGAGTACCCCGCCTTCTCTTCTTTTGAAGTAAATGTAAGGGACTTGTATGACGCTTGTAGGTGCGATACCATCAACGGCCAAAGACTCAACCGCTATACGCTTGAGATGAAAACCGATGGTTTCTATGTCACCGTTGGCGACCCTTCTCTTGGACAAACCGAGAGCAAGGTTGATGTTGAAACGACATTCTTATTCAACGACTTCAAGTGGAATTTTGACGGTGGACTTGATGAATTATTCAAAGGTTTTACCGGAAAGGTAAAACTTAACTTTTTTGACTTCCGAGAACATGGACAAGGAATCCGTTTCTCCGCATCCTTTGGGAACGGAGAGTACGCATTCCAATCCGGTATGCTCGGCTGAACAACACACATGGGGGTTTCCGTAAATGAAAAAGATACAAAGCATTTTTTCTGTCTTCCTCCGCAGATTCGGACATGGGGGTTCGGTTTCTCCCTCTCGTATCTTCCCCCGCCTGTGTTGTTATGACTCCGTTCTTAGGTCTTGCCCACCGAGAATTTATTTTAAGGTGATTTTAAATGAGTAAAGCCATGCCTGTTAGGAATGGTATGTTGAAAATACTGACATACGAGGAAACTCAAGTCTTGATTGATAGATTAGGGCCAAAAGTTTCCCATCGTCGTCTTTACATCAAATTGGCCTGTATCGCCGTACTCAAGTACGACGCTGACGGGCGTTATTTGAACGCCAATCAAATAGCCGAATTAGGTTCAAAGTACCTTGCTAAGACTGTTGGTTTGACAGGACAGACCGTTGGAACAGTCTTAGGTATTCTTTGTCGCATGGGTGTGGTAAACCGTTCTTACAACCGACCCCATTCATATTGGTGGAGAGAGGAAGATGAAGATTGACATACTCAATGGTGATTGCTTAGATATGATGGCGACCCTCCCCGATGAATCGGTGGATATGTGCGTCACTTCCCCCCCATATTGGGGTCTTCGTGATTACGGAGGTGACGGTAGGGTTTGGGGTAATCACCTTTGCATTAGGGATGATGATACTTATGTTAATCACGAATGGGAAGGGTACACCCGACCAAGTGAAAATACCCGTAATAATAATAACTCACTTCAATTGAAATCGGCATATTGGGAGCCACAAGAACAGGCTTTCTGTAAACACTGTGATTCTTGGTTTGGACAATTGGGGCTTGAACCTACACCCGAACAATATGTCAAAAACATGGTTAAGATTTTCTCCGAAGTCAAGCGCGTACTCAAACCCGAAGGTACGCTATGGCTCAATCTTGGCGACTCCTATTGTGCGGGTTCAAGGAAGACAAGTACCCCTCAAAGTATGCACGATGGAGAAGAAAGAAATTTACCTCAAAACCAAAGAAACCAAGCATCCGGTAATTTGAAGGGTAAGGATTTGGTGGGTATTCCGTGGATGGTTGCCTTCGCTTTACGAGCCGATGGATGGTATTTGCGACAAGATATTATTTGGGCTAAACCTAACTGTATGCCCGAATCTGTCAAAGACCGTTGTACTAAGAATCACGAATACATCTTCCTTTTGTCAAAGAGCAAGGATTACTTTTACGACAATGAAGCCATCAAGGAAGATACTGTAACTAAAGCCGACAAAAATAAATCAGCATTCGCATATGCTGACAATGAAGATTGGGCTAAAGATAAAGATGTTTCACGAATCAGCAAGGCTAAAGGTATTGCCGATGCCCGTACTAAAAATTACGCTAAAAGAAATAAGCGTAGTGTTTGGTGGGTTGGGCCTAAACCGTTTCCCGAAGCGCACTTTGCCGTCTTCCCCATTGAATTGATTGAGCCTTGCATCCTTGCGGGTTCTCCTGTCGGTGGTACTGTTCTTGACCCCTTCGGTGGTTCGGGAACAACAGGTATCGTCGCCATCAAGCATGGGCGGAATGCTATTCTAACAGAATTAAGCGAAAAGTATGTTGAGATTGCGGAGGCGAGAATCGCATCCTTTCGTGCGGAAGCAGGGATGGATAAAGAGGGTGTGGAGTGGCTATGAGTAGAACACCTCGCAAATGTCTTAGAAAGTGTACCGGATGCGGTCGTGAGATGATAACCACTGTGACCAACCACAAGATACGGATTGATGGGAAGCGTATTCAATGTGGTATTTTTAGGGTACATGATAAGAAGTAATGTATCAATGGTTTTATATGCCTTGCAGTCGTGGTTCATAACATGGTAAAGGTACTTGACCCCAACACAGGCGAAATGATAACAATTGCGGAGCCTAAATTCAACGAAGAAGGTAAGCAACGGTTTGAAGTTATTTCCGGCAACGATGTTTTGGTTGCAGAAGTAAAGTATTGGATTAAGCCTAATAAAAGAATGTACCACGACAAGGATTGGCTACATGAAGAATATGTTGTCAAGGGTCGCACTATGGCTGACATAGCCAACCAATTCAGCATCACCCCGATGAGTATTCATCAATGGCTCGGTAAGCACGATATTGCTACCCGTAGCCGTGGTCGCCGTAAGTAAACCTTTATATTCCCCCAACCGTAGGGGTAAATATGATTGTTGAGGCAGTGGGTAGGAATGATGTTTTGGTTCGTCACCGTGATTCTAACGGTAAAAGAAAACTGACCAAGATAACAGATTACCTGCCCTATTGCTATGTCACCGACAAATCAGCCGAGTGGATTCACGCCAAGAAGACGGGTGGATTTACGGGTGTTTTTGGTGAATCAATAACTAAGATTGAATGTTTCACGCCATACGAAGTGCGTGATTTGGCTAAGACCGGCATAACATGGGAAGGGAATGTACCGTTCACGAATCAAGTCCTAACGGCGAGAGTCAAGGCGGGCGAGAAGCCGTTTGAACCCTATCATCATAGGGTTTGGTATCTTGACGGTGAATGGAAAACCGACAGTGGCGAAATAACAATGCTAACTGTTTACGATAACTTTACCGATAATACTTATTCTTGGGCGGTTATGCCTAATGGTATCGCTAAGGGGAAATACAAGATGCTCATTGACGCAAATGGGAATGAATGTCACTACGATGTTCCCATCATTGTGTTTGATACAGAAGCGGAATTGTTGAAACACTTTACTCTTTTTATGGGAAAACAAGACCCCGACATTATCACAGGATGGTATGTTACGGGTGCTGACATAAAACAAATCATTGAACGGTGTGGTAAGGTTGGTGTTCGTGCGTCTGTTATGTCTCCCCTCAACCGCTTGAGGTATGACTTCGGAGATTGGGCGCAACCCATCGTCGGTAGGAATATCATTGACTTGCGACTTGCTTTCCCCAAACTGTACGAATTAAAGAATGGTAAACTTCCTAACTACAAATTGGATGATGTTTCTTGGGAAGCATTAGGGGAAAAGAAAACCGAATTACCCGATGGTCACGACACATATTATTCCGACCCTGTTCTCTATCTTGAATACAACCGACAAGATGTTGCCCTGTTGCCCCGACTCAATTCGTTGGTTAATGCGATTGAATATTTTATTGCGGTTCAAGATATTGCTCAATGCGAAATACGAAGCACTCCGCACATAACTCAAGTATTTACCTGCCTCGCTTTGAGCGACCCTAAATTCAAAAAACAATTGCCCTCCAAGCCACGATTTGATAAGGTGGATTATGACGGCGCAATTGTGATGGATGGTGAACAAGGAATCTATGAGAACATAGGTATTTTTGATGTAAAGGCTATGTATCATAGCAACGCCGACCTCCACAACATTTCTTGGGACACGCTTTCTCACGGCGGCAAGGACTGTGGGAATGGTACTTGTTTCTCACAGGATGAGAAGGGGTTGCTCGTGCGACAGATGGATAACATGACGGTTCTCCGTGACCACTACAAAGGCTTGATGCGTGACGCTAAGACGGATGCTGAACGAGTACGATACGACGCTCTCCAATACGCTACAAAGTCCCTCGTCGCATCAATGTACGGTGTGGCGGGTGATGCTAAATACAGTCTCTATCACCCCGAAATCGCCGCCGCTATTACTTTTACCTCAAGACAAACCTTGCTGAAACTGAAAGATGTGGCCGAAGACTTGGGGCATCCCGTGGTCTATGGACACACTGACTCGGTGATGTGTAGGGTCAAGTCACCTGCTGACGGAGAGGCTTCTTTGGACGAAATGAATCGTCGTATGTACCCCATCATCGTGCAGTTTGAGAAGTGGTCAAAGTCCTTCATCCTCATGCAAAAGAACCGCTATTGTGGTCTTGTATGTTGGACTGATGGGGAAGCGCATGAACCCAAGCGTTATGTTAAGGGAATAGAATTGAAGCAATCACGAATGCCTACGGTGATGAAATCGTCAATGGGGAATGTCATTGATGGAATCCTCAACGGTCATGAAGAACACCAAGTCACCACGCCCCTCGTTGAATTGATTGAGAATATTATTGAGGGAAAGGTAAACCCTATGGATTTGTGCATGAAGGGTAAACTTTCCCGTAATTTAAATCAATACAAGAGCGTTAGTGGTGTTGCGGCGGGCGCACAGTGGGCCAACCGTACTCTCGGCAAAGGGTATCGTGCGGGTGATTATTTCCTTGTTACGATAGACCCGAATGGTAATTATATCGCCTTTGATAACCCAAGCGAGATTGAAGGTATCGCTAAAATTGGCTATCGTACAATGGTTGAACGCTTCATCATCAAGAAAGTTTTACCTTATTATGAAGTGGCTAAGTGGGATGCTTCGCCCCTGTTTAGAGCCGTTGAAGGTAAGTCAAAGGTGACTTGGCTTTAAACACCTTTATATCGTGTGCAGTGTTGGTTAGGATTGAAGGGATATGTCCAACGGTGTTCGTCCAATGAAAAAAATGAGCCAAAACCAATTGACACAAGCATTGGTTGAAATTAACTC